TTGAGTCCTCTCATCGCTCCTGGACCAGCATTAGCCCATGTCAAAATATCTTTAGCGTCTCGTAATAGATAAGTATGACGTAGGTCTGTTATAACTTCGTATGCCATGAATGGACCCATGTATGGGTAATCGCGCAAGATCTCCCAAGATTTTTCTAACGATTCGGTAGCAAGTATTTGGTCTACAAGTTTTTCTCTATCGCTCCACATATGGGATATACACTCTGCTACACCTGTTACCTTATCCATACGGTTCGGTGTTTTAACGATATATGCACCTGTTACCCATTTATCTTGTTTCGTTATTTCTTCGATAGCTTTCTTTCTATCCCACTCGATATGTAAGTTATGGCGCACTAAAGTTCTTCCTGTCTCGATAAAATTAAACCAACGGAAAATTACAGTAGCCATTAAAACTTCAGGATCATCACGCCACACATTACGTATATGGTGTTTAAACCAACGAGTCGTTCTATCGTCTTCTCTAAACACCTGACAAAACTTAAACTTTTGTAAGATAGGGTCATCCGTCCATGGCTGTGGTCTCCGTTCTACTTCTTTAGCTATACGAATAGTTTCCCGTTCGTGTATCCAATAAAAGTATAGGTCGAGCCTATCTCGTAATTCTTGAATCACTTCTTAACAAGCCTCCACGCGCAGTTGTTAGCTATCTCAGGATAGAACACAGCCGCAGCCATTCTTAAAAACTGTTTACCGAAACGTTCTTGTAATAGCAACATTTGTTCTACGCTCCACCCTCCCTGAGTATAGTTGTCTCCAGACATAGCTTTTCTTAATCTAGGCATTTGTATAAACGTACCTGTTACTGCTTCTATACGGAAGTTTCTTTCTAGTTCTTCTTTTAGTTCTTGAAAGCCCCACTCGTAGACATGATCCTCGGGCAACTTATCGTTAGAGCCGTCATGGTTAGGCGTTGATATATAAGCGATAGCATCAGGTCGCATAACCCTTGCCGCCTCATCAAGCCAAGCAGGAACGAACTCTCTGCCCATGTGTTCAATAACTTCTGTCGACCAAAAGAAATCTATACTTTCATCTGGTAGGTCTAGTATCGGATTAGTTGTTAAATCTTGTATGCGTATTTCGCCGTTGAAGTTCTTAAACCAAGTAGATTCTTTTAGTTCTCCTCCGCCGTTTGACCAAAATGGATTTTCTAGTTCGCAAGCTGGATCGATATCGTAGCCATAATAAGAACGAATAACGTCAGACTTTTTGATAACATAAGCCTTATATAACACTCTTAATGACCAACACTCACCGCAACCTATTTCTAAAGTATCTAGTGGTCTACCTAATAATTTAGATTCTTCTATGGCTAAACTAGCTATCTTATCGAATCGACTCATATGAGCTAATTCATCAGGTCGCCAGTTTCCTAGAACACCCGCAGACGCTAAATCCATACGGGTATTTTTACTATCGTTTTCGTTAACTTTTAATTTTCTTCTTATAGATGACATGGTTCCTCCCACCATTCAGGTTTATTTCTACCCTTTTCCCACTTAGCGTAGTGCTTTTCGTGGATACAGTAATCTCTGTATGCTTTAACAGGGTTTTCATTTTTATATTGATCAGGCATAGCCTGTGCTATTGGTGTCATACTTTCTGTAGTCGGTATGTTGTAAGGTATATAATCTAACGCCTCAGCCAACTTCATAACACTCGCATGAGTTTTACCATATCTGTATTTGTATTCTTCTCCTAAAGCTAGGAAGTGTTCGTACAGCCATACATAATTATGATGAGACTCTCTCGCCCATATTGTGCACGGATGATTCCAGTAAGCTCTTTTATATAAGCCAACCTCATCCGCATATTCATCCCCATCCAACTCTCGGTGCGCAGTACATAACATCTGTGCAGTTTCGAGAGGCATTTTTACTAGAAGCTTATCAGGCTGTGCTTGTGCAGCAACTCCTGGGTCTTCGTCAAAATAAAATATATTCATAACTCTCCTTTCTAAAATAACAGATTTAATTATCCTTTACTTTTAGTTGCAAAGTAAAGAAGTTTTTATATCTGAAAGCAGCGCGTCGTTGCAGGCTCAATAAGGTACAAGTTTTCTTTTGCCCTTGTAAGCCCAACATAAAAAACTCTATTCTCATCATCTGGGTTTTGTTGATACGTTTTATAAACTCTGGTCGTTATATCGGTAAGTAAAACTACATTAGTTGCTTCACCACCTTTAGCGGCATGTATGGTCGACAACCTAATTCTAGGTTCTTTAGTAATTTTTTCTCCCCTACGGAGCATGGCTCGGATATAACTAATGTCTTTTGGACTTAAACCTGTAAGTGCATCGTACCAATCTCCGTCAGGTAACTCAGGAAAGCGTTCTCTGAGATCAGCTAAGGTCATCGTTACGTCAATCTCTAAAACATCTAGGGAGTTAGCCTTACGAACTTTCACAAATTTTAACAGATTGACGCATTCTGATAGGGGTAAACTCTCTCCTTTTTGTAATCTTTGCCAATTTAGCACCGCTCTGACTTTTGATTCAGAAATACTAGGTCTACCCTTCACTTCAAAAAACCAACCTTCGTTTCTACAGTGGTCGTCTATTTGTTCAAGTAAATAATTAGTACGAGCAAGCACCAACCAGTCACCTTTTTCCATATCAATTAATTCGATAGACGGTTCCCACCTAACTAAACCTGTTTCTTTTCTCGGTAGCCATGATTTATGTATCCTGGATCTAACTTGATTTATACATCGACTCGCTAGTTCGTGAACAGCTGACGGTATGCGATACGACTGTTCTAATATCGTAGCGTGTGTTGCGTTCTTAATTAAATAATCTACGTCGGCTCCCGCCCATTTATAAATTGCTTGATCATCGTCACCAGCAACATAAACACGGTCAGCGTTTTCAATTATCTTACGAACCACTGCCCACTGTAAGGGAGATAAGTCTTGAGCTTCATCTACAAAAACTGCTTCTAATTTAGGCACGTCACCTTTTTCTAAAAACAGTTTTAACATATCTGTGTAATCTACTAGCAACCTATCTTCCTTAAATAACTGTAATCCTCTAGCGTAACGCTCTAGCTCAAACCAACCCACTGCATCGTCAACATCGTGCCATTGATCTTCTAACGCCACCTGTCGCATACGAGCAAGGTTTTCTATAAACGCTAATCGATCATCGTGGCTCATGCCAAACAGATGTCCTGAGTCTGTATTTACCCCACCCGTTAGACGTAGATTTAAAATCTCATTTAGTTCTTTTATATCTTTTAGATCCATAACGCTTTCTTTAGAAAGCCCTAGTTGCCTAAACGCTAACGAATGGAGTGTGCGAAAGAAAGGTAAATCTTTCTGTGATAAATCAAACTTCTCCATAGCACGTTGCTTTCCTTCGTTTACAGCTTTTTTAGTAAACGTAAAGAAACCTATCCGTGTAGGATCTGTTCCTCTTTCTAGTTCATCTTCTATCAACCCTAGTAATGTGCTTGTCTTTCCTGTTCCTGGTGGTCCAAGAATCACTTGCGTATGGGCTGGAAGTGTCATAACCCTGTCCTGAACGTTAAGTTAATACGTTCTCCTACACCACGTAATGTAGGAACAGAATGAGTAGCAGACATCTGAGAAGCTCCGTCAAAAATAATAACGTCACCGTGACTTAACAAATAATTGTTTAGTTTAGTAACTTTAGCATCTTCAATATTTATCTCACTGGTGTTGCTTTTAGTTTTTATGCGGCGATCGAATTGCTTCCATTGGAAGATCCTAGGTTCACCAAACGAGATAGAAACTACAAGGTCTTTTTGAGTAGGTACAGTATCAGAGTGATGTGGAATACCTATACGACCATTTTTATACATACCACATAAACAAAACGTAAACTCTACGTCTTGTCCTGTAATGTTTTTAGTATATTCCTCCGCCCCTTGTTTTATCCATTCCATGTTTTTTGTCCACGGATCAGGTTCATATAACTTGCCTGCATATTCGAAAGACTTCGTTCCGAACGCTCTAGTTGGTCTACCCTCTACAACCTTACCGTTAAAAACTCTTTGAGAAGGTGCGTCCCATTTTTCTATATATGGAACGTATTCCTTCATGGCGTCTTTGTTATAGTGGATCATATCGGATTCTCGTTAAACTCAGGTAAGTCGTGAGACTCGGTCTGAGTTTCGAATTCATGAATACACCACACGTTTACACCTCGACCTTTTATATTGAAGAAGTGAGGGCTGCCTTCCATTTGTTTTAACTTAGCGGTAAGTTTATTTCTAGGATATTCTTTAAAGTTATTCCTATGTAGATACTCCATTAAGTCAGCTAATCTGAAATAAGTTTTACCCATATCTGTCCACGGTTTATGGAGCAGTAGCTCATCTTTTTCACGTGCAGGTCTTTCGGTACAAAACGTTTCTAGTAGCTCTAAGAAATGCCCCTCGGTAGAAGATTCTTTAGGCACCTCAACAACGGTTAGACTATCTAACAACTGCTGTATTATCTGTCTCCAAACGTTATCTTTTACCTTCGGTGGTATCTTATTTAAGGCGTCCATACATTTACGTTGGAACCTGTTTTGATTTAATAAATCATCTGTCTCTAGTTCTAATCGTCCTCCTTCAACGTCTAAGAACCAGATAGGTGGATCACTATCCTGTTTAGTTAAGTTACTAAATAATGGCGTACCGCCGTTAGCCCCTATACCGTGTTTCCTCGTTCTACATAGAGGACTATTACAATGGCTCGCTATCGGCTGATCGTTACACCTGTAGAAATAATCTTTCCTTTTTAGTTGTTTTGTTATAGTTAAGACTTCTTGAGCACCTAACGGAGGTTGCATATATTCTAGGTTTACTTTCTCTAACCTAGTTTCCCACTCATCAGGATACTTCTTACGTAAGAATACGCCTACGTTAAACAAACCAGAATTACGAGTTCCTTTCGGAAAACCTTGAACAACTAAATGTTGTATACATGGAGGTGATTGATCTAACCACTCGATTTTATCAACTAGCGGACTTGCCTCTAGCTTTTCTAGTTCGTCTACAGTTAAGGTAATCTCCTTAACTCTTTCTATAAATTCTTCAGGACTTAATGCCTGACCTTCTTTTCCATAACCGTATCTAGTAGAGCTTTCTCCACCAAAATATGGCATATTTAATGTGCTACCTCTGTCTCCCCTGTCCAATAACAACTGTGTTTGTTTAGGAAATATCTCAGCCTGACCATATCCGATGGACGCGGCTAACTGCCTAAGTTTTCTTTGTAATAGTGACGCGGGTACTGGCTCTTCAATGAACAAGTATATGTGCGCTCCACCGCTCTTACTACGACATAGGACTAGAGGTAAATCGTGTTTAGCTAACTTCTTAGATAGCCCTTTGAGATCCAACTGATATTCATCAACATCAATCGCACCCCAAACACAAGCATTGTTCTCGTCAATCGGAACGAGCCCAATGCTTTGTTCACCTGACAGGTGGTTATTCCATAACTCAAGAATATCTTTTTCAGATAACTCTTTAGATATAGTAACGTTTCGACCACCTGCTTTCCCATCTTCCCGTGATTCATTCGTAGCGGTAAAGGTTCCATATGCTTGTCGCAATCCAGCGTAACGTGTAGCAAATTCCTCTGCTAACGACATATGTTCTCTCCTTTATTTTAGAATGGAGCATCTTCCTCAGAGTCAGTAGGTATATCCACTACTGAAGCTCCGTCTCGTTGCTGCTCTTCTTTTACTTCTACATCACCCGCTCTCGCAGCATCCATAAACTCTTTAGCGAGTCGTGCTGTTTCTACGTCGGTTGGACCTTCTTGGTTTACAGTGAAACCGTTCCACGAACCCTTATCGTTAGATTGAGATAAAGTTCCCAAGTTATATTGATAAGCGAACATCGGTGCGGACACTGACTGACCTTTGCTAGTTTTTACTCTAGCCATTCTTAACATAGTTAGCCACTTCCTAGAAGCTCCTAACTGTGTCGAGGTAAATGCTACAACTGCTTGTTGTGGAGAAGGCTCTAAAACTAACACAAAAAACTGTGCAGTTTCTACAATCTCATTACCGTTATCGAGAAAAAGTCTACGTGACTCTGGATCTTTTTTACAAGACTTAAGTATAGAAGCTCCGTGGTCAGCGTTAACTAATCCACCACCCTTCTCACGTGGAACCCACTCGATATATTTTTTAACATAGGCACACGGCACAACCGTAATACCTTTTTCACCGTCATAAACTTCATTAGTTACTGTGTTGACAAGCATACCTGCTTGTGCATCAGGATTGTAACGTCCATCTTGTTTATTAAGTTGTGGGGACATTTGTTGAAGTACTCTAATAAATGGGATCGCAAAATCCTCAGTCGTAGTTTCTTCAAGTCCAGTGCCACCTGATAATAGATCATCGTCAAAAGTAGCGATTGCTGTTTGTTTCGCCTCAGCTAGGCTTGTTTTATCTTCTGCCATAATATTAATCCTTCTTAATAATAGCTTTGGAACCTATATAGATTCCAAATGGTTCTGTAGGTATGTCCTTCCCAGATGTTAACTGCTCTTTTACGAAAGCCTTTAACGTACTAGGATGAACGCTCTGACGTACTTCAGGCGCAAGTCCGCGAGATTTTAGAGCAAGTACTGTTTCTTCAGCTACTCTTTCCTCGTCTCTACCGAACTTAAGCGAAACTTCATTTTTAATTAAGCCCGCATGTCCGTTTTGGATCAGCCATTGATACGCTGTGTCTTGATTAGCTTTAGATATATGAGCGTTATAAAACTCAGATATAGTGATCTTTTCACCTGTACTAAGTACTATTTCCGTCAGCCCTGCAGTTTGCATAGCCTCTGGTAACTCTTGTTCTGAAGTTAATCTAAACTCTTCTTTTTTAGCTTTAACAGCTTCTTCTAAACTCGCTAGTTCTTGAGCTAGTTGAACCTGTTTATTAGCTAAAGCAGAAACTAATGAAAGTTCACCTTCGTTAATCTCATTAAACGATTCTACATTTTCCTCGCCAATGAGTTCTTCAAAAGTTGGGTTTTCTTTATTCATAATTCTCCTTTCTGATGTAGGTCGATATGGACGGGGTAATATACTCCTTCCTGTCTATCCCATTTAAGGATACTATAACGACCTCGATTAAAAAATGCAGCGATGGAGCACGCAACCCCAATAGCTGCTGGATCTCCAATTAATAATAAGTAGTCTTCATCTTTAAAGTCCTGAAGTATTCTTTTCATTCTTCTAACTGATGGACCTGCACTTAGCATTATATTGGTTTTGGGAGGCAACAAAACTTCAAAATCACCATACTGTCTAGCAGAGGCGATATTGCGTCCTGTTACTTCTTGAACAACATATACTGTCATTTTTCTCCTTTCTAATTTCTAGAGCTATAAAGATACTCCTATAAAACGGCAAAGTAAAGGGATATTAGATATAGTTATCTGGGAAAATAAAAAATTTATAAAAAATAATTTACGAAAAGTACTAATATCTCTAATAATCTAATAGATTTTTAAAGAAACATTGGAATCTAGAGGGGTACAGTCTATTAGTTTTCAAAGAAAATCTATTAGAAACAGTGAATTCTATTAGAAATATGAGAGGGCACGAGGAAATAATTCCGTTTGGACTATATTTTATTTAATTTATATATAATATATCGGATTAGAAATTAGAAAGTTTGTTATGAAATATAAGTTTAAAACGGAGCCGTACGAGCATCAGCTTGAGGCGTTGAAAAGATCATGGGATAAGAAAGAATATGCTTATTTCATGGAAATGGGAACAGGTAAATCTAAAGTACTTGTTGATAATATCTCTGTGCTTTACGACAGAGGAGCCATCAACGCGGCTGTAATAATTGCACCGAAAGGCGTATATAAGAACTGGTCGGAACGTGAGATACCAACCCATATGCCCGAACATATAATAAGGCGTATAGGCGTATGGAATCCCGCACCAACTAAAAAGGAAAAACTACAGCTTACAAAGTTATTCGAAGTTACAGACGATTTAAAGATATTAGTTATTAACGTAGAAGCCTTTAGTACTAAGAAGGGCGTGGCGTTTGTAGAAAAGTTTTTACTAACTCATAACGCTATGATGGCAGTTGATGAATCTACCACAATAAAGAACCCGAAAGCACAACGGACAAAGAATCTCGTTAAGTTGGCATTACAAAGCAAATACAGGCGTATTTTAACAGGTTTTCCTGTTACCCAATCACCACTAGACCTATACAGTCAATCAGAGTTCCTATGCGCTCAGTTGCTCGGCTATTCGTCATTCTATACGTTTCAAAATCATTACGCGAAAGTAATTAATAGAAGTATGGGACAGAGAACTTTTAGACAAGTGGTCGGTTATCAGAACTTAGACGAACTATCTGATAAGGTATCTACGTTCTCGTACCGTGTTCTTAAGAAAGAATGTTTAGATTTACCCGATAAGGTGTATCAAAAAAGAGAAGTAGAACTTACGCCTGAACAAAAGAAGATATATAACCAAATAAAAGACTATGCCATCGCGGAACTTGAATCAAATGAAATAGTTAGCGTTAGCTCGGTTCTAACTCAGATATTAAGGTTACACCAAGTTACTTGTGGTTTTGTAAAACATGACCAAGGTGAAGAAATAGAAATTAAAAACAATCGATTAGAAGAATTATTAAAAGTATTAGAAGAAATACAGGGTAAAACAATTATATGGGCTAATTACCAATACGATATAAAACGTATTTTAAACACTCTTAACGATATTGTAGGAACTGATGCGGTAGCTACTTATTATGGAGGTACGCCAGAGGAAGAACGACAGCCTATTATCGATAGGTTTCAAGATCCCAACTCTAGCTTACAGTATTTAATAAGTAATACTCAAACAGGTGGTTATGGAATCACTTTACACCAAGCTAGTAACGTTGTTTATTACAGTAATAATTACGATTTAGAAAAAAGATTACAATCAGAAGACAGAGCGCACCGTATCGGACAGGTTAATAAAGTAACTTATATTGATTTGATATCGAAAGATACAGTTGATGAAAAAATTGTGAAAGCTTTGCGGAACAAGCTCAACCTAGCACAAGAGGTGCTAGGTGATGATAAATGGAAAGATTGGATCGGTTAAGAAAGATATTCGTCTCTTTTTCTTCTAAATTCTTCGGTATCCATAATACCGCCGCCATCAGCCATAAAGCCCATTTTATTTCTTACTTCTTCAGGTAACTTACCTAATCCCTTATTATCCTCAGGAACAGGTTTTAACGCTTTTCCTTCTGCTGCTCTTTGAGGCTCACGAGCAGCTGCTTCTAACATAGCTTTAGCGTCATCTAACAACATTAATGCTTGTTGTACGTCACCACCTGTTCTACCAACTACGGCTTCTGCTAAAGCTCCTGCGTCTTGTTGTAACATCTCACCACTGTCCGCGGGCATCTGTCTATCCATCTCTGAACCCAAACTTGCTTCATTACCCATAAGTGCCGCCATAGCTTCCATAGCTTCTGGTGGAGGTGCTCCAGCTCCTTTAGCAGGTGCATTAGGATTACCCATAGGTACGTCTGCTCTTTTTCCCATCATCATTATTTCTTCTGTTGGTGTCATCGCCATATTTATCTCCTTGGTCTAAACGACTGTGCGAATAGTTGTGTTAGTTTATCGTTTTGTTGCATCGGTGGCAACCCGCCTAATCCTGAATTAAGTGCTCCTCCTCCCATCATTGACATAAAACCTAGATCAGTAGAAGGCTCTTGCCCTGGTCTGCTCCCAAACTCTGCCGCAGACATAGGTCTAAAGTATGTTTGTTGTTGTTGTTGAGGTTGTGGGTTATATACTGCATTTTGTAATGCTGAATTATACGCGGCTCTTTGTTGTTTTATTAAATCACTGATAGGAGAAGCAACTGGCATTCTTCTAAAATTTGGATCTACGTCTGGCATTCTTTGTATATCTGTGTACTGCCCTACAGTTGACGTAACTGGTGCTGTACTTGGTAATGACCCAATACCCCCTGTGATAGGTAAGTCTGATTCGTTTGCTCTACCTATAGCTCGTTCATCTTCCCCGCTCATATAGTTTGGATTATAAGTGTCCGTACTAGATAAACCTAAAAGATCATCCATAGTTATATCTGCAGAAAAACTAGGAAAACTCGCTGTTGAGGCTGGAGCTTCTGTAATCGTTTCTACTGGTGTGATTGGAGCTGGAGCTTCTTCTGCTGCTTTATCTAAAGCAGCTTTTACAGTTTCTTGTATACTGCTCGGCATAGGTGCTGAAGGCTCTACGAATGTAGGAAAATCTCTATCAGATACGGCTTCTATAATTTTATATTCATCAGGTAAACTTAATGCTTGCATTACTTCTTCCACAACAGGAGGCAAAGATGCAATACCTGATTCGTATTCTGTAATCTGCTCCTTCGTATTTTCAGCTACGTCTTTTTCGTATTCATTAGTCGCCGCCGAAAGATCTTGATCTGCAAGATACTTAGCTACTTCAACAGCGATGCCCGCGTTGATCTCGTCCATGTTTAAGTCTGGTAATGCAAACCCACCTAAATTTATTCCGCCAAATCCTGGACCCATTAGTTAAATGCTCCTATTCTATTTGCTCTTTGTAAAACTCTTTGTAAACCCTCATCTGTCAATGTTTGTGTTTTAAAAGCTTCTTGTCTTTTATCTTCTCTATTATAAAAATCTATTGTAGAGGCTAAATCTCTTGAATATATTGTATCGTAACTATTCAACATTTTAACAAAATTAGCTGCTTCTTTACCGCTTTGTAGTGCTCTTACATAAGTGTTGAATAGCTGCTGATCTTGAAGAATTTCTCCCATAAAATTAGCGTTACGTTGTTCTACTAATCTTTCTAAAGCAGTAGCTTTCCTCCCGAAAGCAGTAAGTGGTGGGATCAAGAATCTTCTTAAATACTCTGTTCCTGGATCAAAAACCTCTTCTTCAATCTGTTTTCTTATTTGGCTTTCGCTTCTGAAATCAGTTGTGATTCTTTTACTTATATCGCGTAAAACATCTAATTGTTGAAAAAACTTATCATCATCAAGTATTAACCGACCATACACCCCTTTAAAACTTAAATCTTTTCCAACTAATTCAGCAGGCGCAAAACCCTCGTTCATGAGTTGATCAAGTCTTCTCACGTCGAAAACATTGTCTACAGACGATCTCATTGCTATGTATTTTTTAGTTGCGTCACTTATTTGTTTTTGTAATATTTCTCTAGCTTCTGGATCTGCTTCTTTAAGGATTCTTTCTAATGTATCTAAACGAGTTATAACTGCACCAGAAGCTTTATCGTCAGCTCCTGTAGCTAGTATTCTACTGACTATGTTAAACGGGTTAGAACTTCCAAAAGTTGACTCTAAAATCGCTTTTTCTCTATTAAGAGCATCTAACCTATCTATAACATTTTTCTTGAAATTTTGTTTAGTTGAAACTAATTTACCAAATTGTTCTTCAGGAAATATTTCTTTTAATGTAGGTAATTTATCTTTTAAAAACTTTTGATAATTTTTAGCTAATGTTTTAGGATCAGCCATGTCTGTATCGAAATAGTTTCTTTGTATATATTCAACAACATCATTTCTTATTACATCTATTTCGTCATAACTATTAGTATTTTTTAAAAAAGACATAAAATCTCTTGCAGTGCTATTACTTCCTGCTCCTCTACTTTGAGTAGCTAATAAATAACCAGAAACACCTTCGGGCTGGGTTTGTAGTAAATTTTTGATTACTTGTTGATTAGCTAATTCTGATCCAAGTTTTTGAGCATTAAATAAATCTATGTATCTTTCTGCATCTTTTTTAGGTAATCGTCTTCTAAGCTGGTTCATCAAAGTATCTTCTATAGAGTTTTGTAAATTTCTAAGAGCCTCAAATGTTTTTTGATCAGATAAAGATTTGTCAGGGTCAAGGTTTTTACTTGCGAAAGAATTTAATTGTGTTCTAAATTTATTTAATTCAGATAAAGTAAAATCTCCCTCACGAGTTGATTTTAATCTTTTGAGTAAATTTTCAGGAAATAACTGATTGAATCTTTTCCTTACCTCTGATTCTAATAAATCAATTTCTTGACTAGGCTGTGTTAATTTTTCAAACTCATCTAATTCTTTTCTAAAACCTCTACCAGTTAGTTTTATATTAGATAACGCAGGATCATTAAAAATTTCTTGTACTTCTTTGGATAATTGTTCTTGACTGTTTCTAGCTATTTTATTTATTCGTGCAGTAGTTCTTTCTATTAATCTGCTTGAAGCTGCTTCGTCCATTACAGGGTCTAAAATATTTTTATCAGATACTTGAGTTTTGAAAGAATCTATTTCAGAAGAAAGCCTTGCAATTATATTCAACCCTTCGTCTTCAAACTCTTCTGATTTTCGATTATATAAATTAACTAATTCCCTTGATATGGTTTCTCCTGTAACATCCGTATCTAAATCTCTAAATATAGCCCTAAATATTTTTTGCGCCAGTTCTTTATTGCCTTTCAGCATTTCGTCATAAACTTTGACAAATCTTGGATCAGTTGCTTTTCTTAAAATCGCTGCTTCTAAGTCAGCAGCAGCATTATCTTTAGAGGCTTGAGGTAAGCTAGGGTCAAATCTACCGAACTTTGATAAGTCTTCCCCTATCTCTTCGGCTAATTCTTCAATAGTTTGGTCTATGTCTTTTAAGGTTATTTGTTCTAACTCTCCGCTTTCCGTAACTGCACGTTTTGCACCCGCTGTTCGACTAGCATTAGCTTGATCAAAAGCTGCTTCTAAGGCTTTTAGTTGTTCTGTTGGGGCTGCTTTCCCTGTTATGCCTCTATATACTGCAGGAATACCTTCCATAAAACCAGCGATTAGCGTGTTACCACCAGCCGCTATCAAGCCTATAAGTCCTGCTTCTTGAGCTATGTCTACTAAATCTCTATTATGAACTCCTGCAGCTATTCCTCCTGCAAGTTGAGTAAATCTAGTGGCAGCTACTCCACCTCCTAATAAAACATTAAAAGCAACATTATCCCCTAATTTTTTCAATTTAGGATATTTAACATCATCTGCCATTGCTTTTAAAATATCGTCTTTTGCAAAATTTAATCCTTTTGTGCCTAAAGCTACGTCTGCAGCAATTAAAGGAGCTTCCTGCAGTACAAATTCAGCCATATCACTTTTGTTAAACATTGGGGAATCAAAAAAGACAGGCTCTTTACCTTCTTCTACATAAACTATTCCTGAATCTGGGTCATCGGGTATTGCATATTGAAAATTTCCTGGAAGTAATTCTGCAAACCGACCTCTAACATCAGGATCTGAACGGCTTGTAATATCTGTTCCTAAATATTGTTTTTGATAATTTAAATCAGCGGGAGTCGGGTCATAAAAACCTAAAGCGGCTGTTGCACTACGGAAAGGTATAATACCATCAAAATTTAATTCTTTGCGCGGGTCTAGTCCAAAATTTATCAAACGCTGTGCTTTGTCGTACCCAAAAGGTTTAAAAGGTTTTCTAGGTTGTAATGCGCTTTCAGGTAAATTACCTCTCTCATACCCAGAAGTAACGAGGTTTCTACTGTTATATCGAGCTAGCGCACTTGTATATTCAGGATAAAGTTCCTCTATTTTGAGATCTAAAGGAGGTCTTACAAATTGTGTATATTTGCGTTCTTTTTCAGCTTGAAACTCAGCTATTACTTTATTGTACTGTTCTTCTCCAAGTTGTGTTCTTAATGCGTACGCAAGGTCAGGATCAACACTATCTTGAGACATAGCGTAAACTAAACTTTCTTGTCCAAATAAATCACCATAGGTAATATTCGGATTAATAATATTACCGTCTATGTTTATAGGCATAGTCTTGAGTTTTTCTACCCCAGCCGCTAATCTCTCTCCGTAAGTCGCCATTTATATTCCTTGTGTTGGAATCTCTTGATTATAAATATCTACTGTGCTTCCGCCGCCTGTGGCTGTACCACCGCCACCGCCACCGCCAGCTGTGGTGTTTCTATCAGGGAAATATATATCGAAACCTACTCTAGGTGTTTGACTTATTAAATAATTTCTATCTGTAAATGTGTTAATTGCAGGTATGTTTTTATATCTCGTATAAAAATTTCTAAAAGTATAATTGTTTTCGTCTAGTTTATCTTGGTCATTAAAAGCTTTATCCTCTTTAGGTTTAAAGAAATATGTAAGTTCGTCTGCGAATAATGAACCGCCTGTGCTATCAAATTTATATCTATTCCATGTGTTAGGATTATGTAATGCACGAATTTGGTTATCATTATTAGAAATTAGAAGGTCTGCAAATGTTATTAAATTATCATGCAACACTCCTGGATTTTGAGTAGCCCCATATCCGACCAGTTGTAAATGATATGCTAAATCTTTATCTGATAATGTTCGACCTGTTTGTCCGTTTGCTGCTGCCGCTAAATAAGCTAATTGTAATAATGCCGCTTGTTGTCTGACATTTTCAAGACTTGTTCTTTCTAAAAATTGTGTATTAAATGATTTTTTCGTAGCGTCGTCTATATCTGCAGTTTCAACCCATTGATTTAAAGAACTTAATATTTGTTGGTTAGTCGCATTTGGGTTATTGATAATATTAAATAAACTTTTTGAAGCATTACCGAAACCTGTCCTTCCTGCGCTACCTCCTACCTCATTAGTTGCAAAAAAGCTGTTGGTGTCTCTAAATCCAAACGATGTAGATATATCATTAAAAGCTACGACAGCATCATCACCTAGTTTTATGACATCGGATACAATACCTGTTGAAGATATAAGTTGATCGTTTTCATATTCGCTTTTAGCTCTATCTAATACTGGATTTGCTAACGTTAAAACTTGGACTGTAGCAGCGTCTGTAGTTCTACGCGCGTCCATGTCTTCTTTTAATTTTGTTAAATCTTTATCAACTAAACCAGCGAACGGATCGCTGCCTCCTTCTCCAGGTTTTGCTACTTCTATCCAACTTTCAGTTTTAAAAGCTCTACGGAAGCCATCGTCATTAGCTAACCCTTGTTCTATTTCTGCAGGTGAAGCGGGGATATATAAATTAGGATCATTTTTATAATACCTACCAATACGTTTATCTGAAACATTCGCCCTAGCTGCGTTTTGTTCTAATACATTAACGGTTCTAATGTCTGGAAAAAGACCACTAGAAATAAATGATTGTCTGTCTGAAGCTAATTGTTGCTCTAATCCTTTGTTTCGCACTCTTCTATCTACAGCTAATTTTGCATACTCAGCTCCACCCCTATCACCAAGACCTCCTGCAATTAAAGCATCTATACCTATCGGGAGAAGATCTTGCATCAAAGTTGATTGTTCTCTACGTGGTCCGTAAATGTTTTCTGCAGCTTGATAAACTCTATCTACTCTTTGATTTCCTGTTGGTTGATAAGGAATAGGATCAGGCTTGGGTAAAAATTTATTACCTAGCGCTCCTACAATTCCTGGAAGTAAAAAAGAAGCAGGATTTACATCTCTTCTTCCGCCTCCGCCTCCACCGCCTGCTCGAGGAAAGTTGATCGGTGCAGGTCTAAGTTGTAATTGCGGTATTACGCCACCTTGTCCACCTGCATTAAATTGTGGGAAACCTAATGTCCCTAATCCGCCTCTTTGTCTTCCGTTTGCCATATTATGCTACTGGCATATTCATGCCATATGTTCCTGTTCCTACAGTTGATCCGTACATTGGGTAATAACTTCCTAAACCACCCATAGTGTTCGCTCCACCGCCATAAAAGTTAGCCCCTACTGTACCCATGGTTTGATTAGGGTAAAACGGCGCGCCTGTATTATTAGGGAAGTCTTGAGGAGCACTACTACCTGCGTATCCAAAACCACCTGCCATTGGTCCAAGAGCCCCTAGGATAGAACCAACATTACTAATTGTAGTCATAGGTAAATTATAAGTGCCCACAAAATCAGAGTAAGCCCTATCTAATTCAGATTGAGACCTTCCCCTACCTAATGCACCTATGCCCATAGTCCGATTAATATCTTGTTGTTGTAGTTCTGCTAGTTGTGTGCCTAATCCTTGCATACCTATTCCAAAACGTGACATACCCGTCGCGCCCACGTTACCTAAAGAACCTAAACCACTTCCTATGCCTGTAAATAATTGTCCTGCTCCTTGGTCTCTACGCCTAGCTCCTTCGAACCCTGTCATAGCATTACGTATAGCGTCTTGAAAACCTTTACTACGAATACCCGCTACTGCTTCTGTAGCCCCTCTGCCAACTCTTTCTGCTAAATCTTCTTGTGTTAACCTACCCCTAGAACCGCCGAAAGCTCCCGCGTCAACAGCTCTATCTCTAAGCGCCATATCGCCTTTAGCTAATCCTTCACTTATATCAGATAAAGTTTGTTCTACTACTTGTTCTTCGAAAGGATTAAAATAAGAACTTGCCATAGTTGGATCAAATTCTCCACGACCTGCCTGCGCTGCTGCTCCTGCTTCACCAAATGCACCTAAGCCTGCTCCTTGTATGTTTCTTAGATCTTCTGCGCCTGTAGAAAAAATATCTGAAGCATCTGCTATAAACGGTCTATACGAACCGATAGCCGCATCAGATAAATCCATAGCATATCGCTCTCTGGGATCGAATTGCGCTATCCTTTCACCTGTATACGTGAACGGAGTTGCGTCTGGTCTGCCAATATTTTCAAATTGAGATCGAAAAAAAGCTCCTAAATAAGGGAATATACCTTGTGATAAAAAATCTCCTACATACCCTGCAGGGGCTTGGGAAGTAAATTCTCGTACCGTTCTATCAGCCATATCTTTGATTTCCTAATTCATTAAAAGCTTCTAATCTAGCAATACCTTTAGAATGGTCACCACCACCTACCTGATCTACTGCTGCTTTAGATAACATAAATTCACCGTTACTTGCCATTACTGGTATTAAATCATCTTTTGGACCACCTGGACCTCTAACATCTCCGCCGTCTAACATAGGATTAGCCGCAAACATTTTTCTATCTAATACTGCGTCAGGACTACCTCCGTCTTGCATAGCACGATACATAAACGGATCAATAGCAGTTCCTGCAACCCTTAAATCTCTGTTCGATATACTTCTACCGCTTCGGCTTGCTCCTGGAACTATATTACCCCTACCTCTTATACTAGGCTTTTTATTTCTAGCATTCATAATCATTTCTACAAATTCAGGTAATTCGTTAATAACTAAGTCTTTCATGACTTGTTTTCTTAACATATCGTCTAATTCTTTTCTAAAATCTGCAACGGTAGCGCTAGGCTGGGGTATGTCCATTTCTGGTTTCATATCTGTTTCAACAGACATAATACCTTCTTCAGGTCTTTTCCCGACCACTTCTTGTCTATAAATATCATCGCCTTCTGCCAAATATAGCGGACCACCGTGATACATTTGTTGAGGTTCTTGTTGTTCTTTACGAAATATTTCTTCTAATAATTCATATTCGAAAGGAGTAATCTCTAAAGACTCTAAACCCACAGGAGTATATTGTAATTGCGAACTTCCTGTTTGAGTATCTGCAGAAACCCCGCCACCAGACTGACCGCCGCCTTTGTTCATTGCACCACCTAACAAAGAACTACCAGCGGATATAAGAGCTGCAGTAATTATAGGATCCATTGTTGAACCTTTTTATGTGTTATGTTCTTTATTATTTGCATAGTGTTCCCAGTATGGTTTTTTAGCGGATAAAGCCGTTCCCGAAGGCTGCAGTAAAGAACTGATGAGTCGATTATACTTCATGATCATTAACTTTGTATATATTTATAAACCACAAATTAACTACTTTGTTTTATGGTGATTGTATTAGCAGAACCTCCGTTTACCTTGACAACGTTTTCCACACCGTTTTGTAAAAGAATTAAAGTATATGAGCTAGAACCGTCTAAATCTAGTCTATAACTGTCCCCTACAGCCCTTCTAATACTTATTTGTTGTCCTGTTATTATCGTAGTTATTTGGGTATCTTTATCTTGACCTATATCTGTTCCCGCTATTCGTATGCCTGTGGCTAATTGATTTAGTTGATCTTCTTCTTCAGAAACAGCTAGTGCGTCTATTATTTTTAGTAAATCTTCTAAAAAGTTTACGTCAAGGTAATTTATATCTAGTTCTGTGAAGGTTAGATCAGCTTCATTATCTAAAAAGTCCTCTGCTAAAAAATCAATATCTAGGTCTGCAAAATCTAAATAATCAGCGGTGCCCTGTACTTGTGTTTGCTCTAAAGAATCTTGTGTTTCTTTTGGAGGATTTACAATCAGCATGTTATCTATCAGTTCAAGGGTTATATCTAAGATAACAGGTTTAGTAGGTGCTTGTTCATATACACTTGCAACTGTAGATTCATAAGGTTTATTAAGAATAACCATACCCATAGCAGTCTCTACTGTTATTTCGCCGCTAGAAGTGCCGTCAAAATTAGGCAATAAAATCACCAATGACCGCCCTAATTCATCAACAGTTATAGTGAAGTCTGTTCCTCTTATTCCAATGGTTGCACTATTCGTACGTATTTTAATATTTTTCTTTGGAACTTTATTAAGTTTACCTGTAACAAATCGTGCGGTACCTTTAGCAAAGGTTAAAGCCATTTTAGAGTTATCTGGATTAGGATCAAAAACAAACTCATCAATTAATACTTTTGAGTTTTCTGTAAGTCTTATTTGAGTTTCATCGATAAATGTAATACCCATACGACCATTCGCTGTCTCTACTTTGTCATAACTGAGTATGCCAAAGTCTAGTTCAGCTCCGTAAGGTTGGTCTCTTACTACTTGCGCGTTGCCACGTAACTCACTAATACTGCCTATATCAGCAGCCTGTGCTTGTACCTTGGTCGTTTTGAATGACACACACAGAGCTAGAAGTAGAACCAACACTGATAATTTTAAGCCAGTCATTATCTTGTGTACTTTGTTGTTGTATATTAAAAGTTCTATTACTTCCTGTATGATCTAGCCAAAAATAACCTCCAGCATAACCGTCTCCATCGTAAGTAACAGTATTATCAGATCCATCAATATCCATGTAATTAGTCGCCGCATCTATATCAATCGCTGCAGTAATACTATTACTCGAACCGTTAATAATCCAATCTAAATCTAGTGTGGTAGCTTGTGCAACAGTAGCGTGATTTAAAGTGAATGTATTGCTGTTTCCAGTTACATCGACATTCACATTAGAACTGTCTGCTCCAAATGTGTTAGTTTTGTCTGTATTCATGTTAAATGTATTGCTGTTACCGTCGAACTCGAAAAAACCTGTATAAGAGTCTGCCCAAATATCTCCTAAAAATTTATTGCTGTCTCCTATCTGGTTTATATCAAGTGTCATAGCTGTTCCATCTAAATCTAACGGGGTCATATTAGAAGCACCAGCCGTGGCATCGGCTCCTCCTATAATATTTCCCGAACCTAACTGCTCAAGGTCTATGTTGGTATTAGATGATCCAGAACTCTGGTCAATATATATTTCGTTATCTGCTCCGTATAGAGGTGACGACAACATTAGTAATAATAAAAGTTTTTTCATTCTTTTATCCTCCAATAATTATTTTTTACACCCTCTTTTATTGTCTCTAGTACCGCTGTTTCAATCGCCATTTGTAAGGCGATGCTGGTCGGCTCATTTTTTACCGCACCTCCTTCAATCTCGATTAACTCTGTACTATCCGAAACAAACCTAAACACGTCGTTATCTAACGACGCAGACAAAACTGTTTTTGTAACTAAAACTTCTGTTAAAACTCTTCCTGTGCTGACAGATACTGTTCTTAAACTTACTGTGATTATATCTTCTCTAAACTGTCTTGAGATTCCTATTCCTAAATTTCTTGCCCCCATACCACCACTAGATATATTCGCTTGATAAGATAAAACGCCTCCTGTCATTATCATGTCGCCAAATTTAAGGGGTAATAACTTCTGATCCTCGTCAAAAGTATCTCTTGTTGAACGGATTAACTGTCTTTCTTTAGTTACTGAATCTAATGAAACTCGTTCTACTACTTCAAAAAAGCCTGAGTGTTTAAGGGCTCGGATTAAATATGCATGAGGAGCCTGTGTAATAGCTGTGCTAAAGGTAGCGTATTTAGAGTTAGACCTACGTTGCCCTGTTTCATCTTTAAAATCATTGGCATATATAGAAACCACAGGTTTTCTGATAGGCTCAGGAACCTCTTTTATGTCTACGTATAACCCTACAACTTGAGCCTGCTTCAAACGCTCAACTGGAGGTAAGTTGTTAGCTAAAGGATCGATCATTAGCGTACAGCTAGAAAGTAAAACCACCAACGGGAACAATAACTTCTGTAACATTGCCGTCCTCATCGGTAATTGTAACTTTAACTTCTTCATCTGTTATTTCATATTCTATAGTGTTACCATCTAGCTCCATAGAACCGCTTTTATTGGTATCTTCTCCAAATAATGAAGCCTCTACTTGGCGAGCAATGTTAGCGTAGATACGACTGGTCAGATTTCTCATGAACCTAGCTTCAACTGTGTTATTTTCTTCCCTTTCTATTTCATCGCGCAACGCTTTGATTTCTTCTGCGATTGCTTCTTTACGATTAGTTTCTTGATTTTCAATAGTTAGATAATGACTAGAAGTACCAACTCCGCTAAACGAAGGACTTTTAAATTCATGAACCATTTCGTCAGCGTGTATTTGTTGAATAGCCACAACTAATAAAATAATCATCATTCCTATGATCGCAAATATTGTGTCGTAAAAGTTCATTAGTCTTTTCTTTGGTCGTCTCTATCAGCTTTAGCAATTTTAGTGCTGTCTATTAGTTGGGGCACACCCAGTATTGTTTTTATAAGTGTGTCCTGTCTAATAATTTCATTGTCTAAACTACGTACTCTGTCTATAAGAGCAACTAATATTCCGTGTTGCGAATCTAATTTAGTACCTAGTCTTTGCTCCATTTGTTCTATTTGATCGGCTACTTTATCATCTAGCACGTCTACTTTCGTTTCCATGCCGTCGATGATGCGGTTAATAAGTTTCCATATGAAAAACCCTAATCCTAGTGCAGCAGCTATCGGGAAGCCAACTTCATTTATAAACTGTACTGCTTGATCCATCAGTCTTGTTTATGAGACGCTCCGAAATAAAAACTTATTACAGCACTAGCTAACCCGCCAAGGTAGCCAAGTACAAGATTTATCAAAGCCTCGCTGTTCTGCTCAGGCGGCTGGAGGGTGACTAGAAAAATATACCCTAGAAAACCACCAACTGTCGCTATACCCATGATACGAGCTGTCCAATCCGAACTAAATCTAGTTCTTGCATCTTGTTTATCTTTAGTTTCAAGTTCAAAAACATCTACTTCAAGCTCTTTCATTTTGAGTTCGAAGTCTTGTTCAGCTTTTTTCAAAGCTAACATCTGTTCAGGAGTAGCTGATTCGATTGCCTTTTCTATAGCTTTTGGCTCGTTTTTACAGCCTAATACTTCAGAAATCATATTAGCCGCCATACCCCCCATTGGACCTCCAAGAGCGGTTCCTAGTGTAGGAGCTACCGCGCCTACTACATTTTTTAATAATCCACCTATTTTCATTTTACTTCCTCTGGGTTAAATAAACCTTTTTCTATAAGAACATCTCTGTTACGCATATGTTCTTCCTCTACGTCATTTTTTGATTGTCCGTGGTAAGCTACAGCTAAATGGCATTTAACCATAAGTTGGTTAATATTTACGCCATCTACAACAACATCGCCTAAAACTCTACCAAACTTACCTCTGGAGTCTTTAAGCTTTGTCTGTATAACTACTTTCTCTCCTTCCTCAATCGCTTCTTTCAAGAAAGTCGAAGCCATTTTTCCTCTAGCTTTCTCATCTTTGTTACGAGTACGTGACTCGGGAGTATCAATACCATATAGCCTAACACGAGACTTATAAAGAATATCGAAGCCAAGATCCAACACAACATCGACAGTATCTCCGTCAACAACTTTTTTAACTTCACAACTGTATTCATACATTATTTACGCTTCCTGCTAGTTGACCTAGCTTGTTTAAAATGTTTTTTCTTTGGAGCACCTTTAGATCCAGGTTTTCTCATACGTTCCCCGCTTCCAGATTTTATGCGTTTTCTTTTAGCATGAATATTAGCCCAAAGTCCTTTTCTTTTAGTTCCTTTCTTTTTCATTTAGCATTTCCATCTACGTCTTGCTTGACGTATTCTTGAATTAGGATTGTTTCTAGTTTTAGCAGAGCTACGTTTTAGCTGTCCTAGTGATCTAGCACAGTAAGACTTTCTGCGTTTTGCTGCTTTACTGCCCTTTTTAACTTTGCCTGTTACAGCCGTTTTTAGTTTAGATCCTGGATTGGCTTTTCTGTATGCTTTAACACCTTTTCGCGTCATTCCAGCACCTTTTTTAGTAGGTCTGTAATTACCGCCTTTTCCTGTTGTTCTGCGTATCGCTTTAGCTTTTTTTCTTGCCATTTTTATTTTTCTTTTTTACAAAAGTCCTAACATTAGTTGGCTTCCCTCCTGGATTGCCTGCTGCTCTTTTACGTTTTACCGCACTTTTTCTTTGTGCTGGTGTCATACTTCTGGCTTTGGATCTAGGAACACATTTTGGATATGCTCTTTTACTCCCGCCTTTGGCGGACTTTCTACCGCATTTTTGGAATTTACCTTTTTTCTTAGGCGCACCTATGTCCACCCAATCTCCTTTCGGTCCTTTTCCAAACCATGCAGTTAGTCCGCCTTTAGGTTTCGCCATTATCGGTATCCACCTCCGCGTTTTTTATATTCTCTAACAAGCCAACCATTTGCATACGCAGAAGGATAAACCTTAAACTTGCGTTTAGCTTCAGCTTTTACTCTTGAATAAAGAGCCTTATTAGTAGGCGTTGCGCCCTTTTTCTTTTTAGTGCTCTTTTTCTTAGTCGTTTTCTTTTTTGCTGGCATAATTATTCTTCCTGATATAAATTATTAAACGTTATACTGGGATCAAGATAACTTTCATGACCTTCTGCAGAATGCAACGTTTGTGAGGGAGTAAAATCTGGTGCTCCTTCTCCAGTTACCCATAATGCAGGACTTGTTGCTCTTACTCGATTATTCGGTAATGCAACTAAGTTACCTTTCCATTCACAATCTTCTGTTATATATAAAACATGAGACTGTTTATGTTGTGCAGGACAATCTGCTATTTCGTTGTTTGTATAATCTACAGTAAACATATATTTACCAGTATAAAACTTTCCATCTATTTTGCATAGCCATGGACTAGAACTAACTCTATCCATAACTATTACAGAATGATCTCTTGATTCACAATCCCATGGTTGCGCTATATGGTCTTCCATAGGATCACCCCATTCTTCTAAAGGAATATCGGCTACTAAACCTTGTATTGGCATTCTTGCCCACATTGCGCCGCCATGAATATTACCCTCTTCCCAATCATCGTATTCTGTTTCACAACCTGTAAACACAACTTGAAAACTTAATGAACGGTCAGGAATAGTATTAACAGCGAACGCAATAGCATGCAAAAATTCTCCGTGGTAGTTACTATGATTAGCGGTAAATTCCCTTCTCACCCAACATTTAAAATGTGGAATATTGCTAATTAGATGAGACACTTATTTTCTTTTACGCGTCATTTTTCTTTTTCTAGCGCCACCTCTTTTTTTACCTTTAGAGGACTTAATAGCTCCTCCATTTCTTCTATATTTGGTTTTTTTCATTCCAGGCATTTCATTCTCCTTTTAACATTTTTTCTTTTAACCTGACTGCTCGATTACCTACTTGGGTAGCCCACTTAGAATCCATCATCTCTTCAGCAGCTTTTTCCCAATCAGATGCTTGAACAGCAGTTAAAAATTTAACAAATTTGCTCAATCTAGGTAAACCTAAATTAAACGCCATATTAGCTAAAACACGTTGGCGAACATCGTCTAGTTCTGCCCACCATGCCATGTTTCTATCTAATTCTTTACATACAATGTCTATATCATTACGAAGACATTCTTTAATTCTTTGTTCTGAAACTGGTGTACCTACTGGCTTACCGAATTCCTCATCAGTTTCTAATATTAAATGCCCTACTCCAAAAGTTGGGTAGCCCAGATGATCTAAATAAATTTCATATTCATAGCCTTCATCTTGTATTAGTTCTGTTTCTAACTTATCTATATTCATAGTATTGATATTGTAGTTGATCCATTTGTTGAAACAGAAATTTTTCCAAGAGAAGCCACCCCCTCTACTCCATTTTCTGTTCCCGTATAAATATCTATCCATTGCTCACCTGTCCATAACTGTAGTTGATCAGTGCTTAGGTTCCAAATAATATCACCTTTTTGAAACTGATTTTCGTTACGTTGTGTTTCGTTTACAGAAAGCGTTGAGTCTATGTCTACTTTATTAAGACTTAGCTCTAAAACTCTAACCAACCTGTTAAAAGTCTCGGGAGATATTTCTCCTATAGCGATTGGTAATTTTGTCTCTAATATCTTAGCCACTATCGCCTACCGTTCGGCTGAACATCCATTCTAGTAACGCCTACTCTAAATCCAACCCCTAGATTATTTCCAGAAGTGTTATCATCATCAGACTCAACCCTTAACACAGCTTGTCTAGCTCGAATTCTAGTATCTATCTTAGATGTGCTACTTGTGCAAGTAGCTGTGGTAGCCGTTGATAAACTTTCGGCAGGAAAATTTCTAGTTTTCACGACTACATTTACAGTTTGTCCTGTTCCTCCGTCTCCTGTAAATTTTATATCAGGAATAATTCTTCTAATTGATTGAAAATCTTCTCCGTCGGCTAAGTCGAAGTCACTAGATTCTATGAAAACGTTATCCATCGCAGCACCGTCTGCATCATTACCTGTTTCATGGTTATATAAATATCCCACATTGCTTGTGGTGTATGTCGCCATTGGATTATTAAATATGCCCTCATCTATCCATGCACTTCGGGTAAGTTCTCCGATTGTCCAAGTTCCGTCTTCATAATTAAATACAACATATTTATCTATAACAGTAGAAGTTCCTGAACAATAAAACCAACCTACTTCATCAAACTCTTTATTCACAAAACCAAAAGTTTGAAAGGCTTGAGATTCATTAAAATCACTGAACACATAATTTTGTACTGTACAAGGTATGTCTTGAACAGAACCGTTGTACGTATAAAAACCTTTTTTATCCATCCAAAACACTCCTTTAGGAGTGTTAATTGCACCATTCGGAGCAATAAGCCCTACACCTTCATTTACTAAATTTATGCCGAACGTAAAAGGCTGACCTATAAAACTCATAGAATATAAAGCTGTGTCAGTCCAAATTAAAGTTTCTTGTCTGGCTCGCAAGGCTCCTATAATTTGAGACCCTGCGGATAAGCGCAAAGATCCTGCTGTGTTTGTTGGTAAAGGCTCCCATTCAGTAACGTTTTCTTGATCGCTCCAAGCAACTAACAATGGATCTATACTTCCAGACCTAGAGCTGCCTGATATAGGATCAGCTCCTAAACATATAACGTGTCTATCTACATCACTGACTAATACTTGTAACGCTTTTGTAGGTGTCAGGTTTGCTCCTGCTAAATCTGATAAAGCTACAGCTCTAGTAGTTCCTAAAGTAGCTGCGCTTATGTCATAGTAAAACACACCCCCCGATCTGACGTTCATAACCAAGTCTTCACCAAAATTGTCGTGTGACCATAATCTTAATTGATTAGCAGCTGTGATTGCTGTAGAGGATCCCCAAGCTCCTGCTCCCCACGTACTAACTCCCCAACCTGTAGACTCAACGTAAACGTCTAGACCTACGTTAATTTGATAAGCACCAACAACTGAAGAACCTCCATTACCGCTGTCACTAGCGTTTGCAGTCACAGTTGCATCCGAAGTATCTTTCGCTGTAATTGTATAGCTATTAGCGTTAACAACCGTTGCTATTTGGTACTCTTGATTTAAAACAGCAGCGGTTATATTTCCACCAAGCGTGGCGGCTCCAGAAAAAGTTACAAAATCATTTTGTTGTGCGCCGTGAGCTGTGTCGGTTACTGTGAGTGTAGAACTTCCATTAGTGGCTGAAAACGTAACGTCTCCTGCGGCGGTTGTCAGTCTTATTGGTGTAATATCATAAAAGCTTGCACCTTCTTTTATGTAATATTTCCAAGTAGCTCCTAAACCAAGATACTTAGTTAAAGATAAATCTACCCAAGCATGTAAAGCTCGAACAGTTGATTGATAAGTATTTGAAGTAGCTTTTGCCCAGCCACCTATTTTTTCTGGTAGTCCTTTACGAAATCTAACAAGGTTGGCATTAAACCAGCCACCTTCGTTAGAGTAATCTGTTCCCTCTCGATTGATCCCTGGACGAAAAATATACTTCGTTAACATCTGTCATTTTAAAATAATTGTTCTGCTAAAATAGCACCAGCACTTAGTAATAAAGTAACTAAAGTAGCAATTACAAAAAGTTCAAGACGTTTTATTCGATGAATAGTTTCTAACCAGCGTTCAGTGCAAACTGCTTCGTGTCTTTCAATATGTGCTGCTACTTCCATTACGGTTTTTTTAGGCATTATTTATCTTTAGCCTTGCCTATATTCAAAGCTAAAAAATCTATAACTTTATAAAGTTTCGCTAATAGCTTATCTCCTTGCGGAGTAGGTGTAACCGCAGCTACAAGTGAAGCTATGGCTATTATTGCTGTTATCCACATAAATAAATTAATCCACATCATTTTCTTTCTCCGTTATTAATGATTCTCTTGAACATCCCAACAATTTAAAT